GTTACCGTCAGCATCTGTTTTAAGTTTAAGTTTACGCATAGCTACTACAATACTTGATGCGTAGATAAAGCCTTGACCACCTGAAATTTTATCATCTGGATCAAACATGTCCTGGCTTGCATATGTATGATTAGTACAAACTAATCCAAGATTCAATGTACCAAACATGTTTACGCAGTTACGAACCAATGCTGTAAGTGCTTTAGGTTTACGACCCATGTCACCTTTCATCTCGCCTGCTTCAAACTGGTTAACATCTGTTGGAGTTAACATCATACCTAAGCTGTCTAGAACAAACAGGACCTTTGGGCGATCTTCTTCTGGTAAAGTGCGATATTCTTTAACAAAGTCGCTGATAACTTTGGCTACATCATCGATCATAGCCATGTTAAGTTTTAGTAATTTGTCTTCACTGGTGTTTACACCAAGTGCATGTAACCATGCTTCGTCAAGTGCGTTTTCTGTATCAATTAAAATTACATAAATGCCTTGTTCTTGCGCATGTCTGACAATATTACCTGAACAGATAAAGGATTTACCTGCGCCGGACTCACCAGCAAACACAGTAACTTTACCCATTGGAATTCCTCTTTCAAAATTACCAGATAGTAGGTAATTTAATGTGTAATTTCCCGTTGAGATCCAATCTGTTGGATCGTTAAATCCAATACCAAGCCCATCGATTGACTTAGTAATTGACTTTCTAAACTTTGATATATCAAATGGTTTTGCCATGTTTATTGCCTCTCTATTAAATTATATAATTCTGTGAATACTGCTCTGCTATTAACGTTACGTCTTTGGTCCATCTTTGCTATTTCTGCTAAACAGTATTCGATATTTTTTTCTACGGGTTCTTTTATATATTGTAACATATTTCTAAGTCCGTTTTCAAGTAAAAATCCTGGCTTTTGATTAATCCAGTTTTCTAATTCTCGCTCTACTGATTGTAGCATAGTATTTGGTAAATGTCTAATATTTAGATAGTCTGGAGTTAGCAAGGCTCCAACAATAAAACTATTATTATGAAATCCTAGATTTTTCAAATAGTTAATGCAATCAAATATTGATCGATAGTTTAATAAAAAATGTAGCATGTTAAAACTTATCTTATGATTCAACTTACTTATGGTTGTTAGATTGTCTAAGAAATCTTTCCAAACACCGCCCCAACGTATGTATTCGTATTCAGCTTCAATGGTTTCAACACTGACAATCCAATGTACATTTGGGAATGTACAAATCAAATCAAATACCCGAGTATCCACTTTGCTCAAATTAGTATTAATACGTAGATTAACTGTGGGATTCTTTTCTTTTAATAATCGTAATAATTCTAAATTCTCTTTCATTAACAAAGGTTCACCACCTGCCATGTATACGTGTTTGAGTTGATCGCCTCTATCAAATATATACTGCTTCATTTGATTGAATCGATGCTGTGGTACTGTGTCAAATTCTACCTTTAACTCTGTAGCCCACTTGCTACTAAATTCTGGGCTGCAATATACGCAGGCAAAATTACAAGTATTATTCCATCGGATATCGATAGTGCTTAGATTAAATGTGTCTATACTTTTATATGTATTAAGACTAGTATCTTTAAGTTCTTTAAGATAAAATACACGATCACTGATGACATTAAAACTATTCGTATTTCGTTCTAGATCATAACAGACATTACAAGTTGGTCCTGGCTTGTTATAAGTCATGTTATGTTTAGTTAGTAAATTTGTTTCATCTTGAAGTATTTCTACTATACTGTTATCTTTTAAATTTCCAATTGATGTAGGATTGCGGATACAATTCTTTACTATACCATCAAAGTTATACATAAATCCAGTCCAAGGAATAGGGCAGAAGTTTTTATTGGTTAAATAATTTTTTTCGTTCATACCATCATTTCTTTTAGGAATTTAATCCTATCCTTGGCCCAAAGATCAACATCTTCATACTGCGGTGGGCATTGTCCAGGTTGTGTAGCAATCATACCTGGTCTAATTAAAATCATCTGCGGCCAATTGTTACGGTGCTTGCATTGATTGTGTGCTAGTTCTAATGCTTTCTTTTGTACGAGATATTGATCCCACTCTATACGTGGTGCAACATCGCACTCAGTCATCTGCGTACTAATGTTTACTATATATTTTTGTTGTCCTTGCCAGAGATTCCACACTTCCCACATTAGTTCTGTTTGTGCGAATCCTACCTGGGCATTGTTGATGAACATATCACAAGGCTCAATTATGTTGGCTATCTTAGGTAAGCTACGTATGTTGTAACCATTGCGTCTACTTAGAGCTACAACCTCGTGCTCATCAGCTTCAAACTGTTTAGCTAGGGCTAGCCCTATGCCTGCTGTTCCACCTGTGATTGCTACTTTCATTTTAATAAATCTATAAGCCTCTTAGTCTCTTTTGCTCTTGTATGTATGCTAGACTCTCCGGTGAATCTTTATTTTCTACCGTTAGTTCACTTGGTGTTGTTAGATACGCATAACTATGTTCTAATTTGTTTTCTTTAACAAACGCTAATATATTAGGTAAATCATCTACATTCAACGCACTAACCGTGGTCCAGGTATTTAAACGAACAGGCATTTTCATATAACGCTGTAAATTCTTATAAAATTTATCCCACGTAATTGGCCAACGCACAAAATCATGTACATCGCCAATACCATCCAGACTAACTGTTACTGTAACATGAACTCCACGCTTGCATAAATCACCTAGTTCTTCTAAAACTGTGCTACAGTTTGTGTTAAGTCTGACAGACTTGATATTAGAAGGTAAATTTGTTAGGATGTATTTATAATTTTTACTGTGGCTTGGTTCTCCACCATTGATATCTAAGTGTACAATACGCTCTTGCGGTAGATTCCAAAATTGATCACTGTTGTTGATCTTAATATACTTCTTACTAATTAATCCGCCAATTTTTGTGCTATGTTCTGCATTACAGGTTAAACAAGCACTGTTACATACATTATCTAATACTCCACCAACTATTAAGTAATCTTTGCGTATGCTCTTAAAAGCACGATCTCTTTTGATACTGTCTAAACGAATGCTAGTATTAGATAATTGTTCTGTAGTTTTGCAACGTTGGCACTCTACAGGCCAAGCATCATGAGACATTTCATCTTTGATTTTCTTAAGCCAACTACTAGACTGTAATTCATCATATGAGGTAAAACTTGGATTACTAGTCATATGGCCGCAACATCCTACAGTACCATTGGGGTTAAAACGAACAAAGTGATCTAGTCTAGGGCAATGCATGATAATTTTGAATAGGCTATAGGATCTTGAGCTTTTAAATGAGCTAGTATTTCTTTAATTGTTATTTCTTTACCTACTAATTCTAATAGCAAATAGTCTAATCGTTGATACATTTCATTATGCATATTATTTCTTAATCTATTAACAACATCAGATGATAACATATTTGTTTCATTGTGTTTGACAAATAACGGAGTAAACTTACTCAGTGCAGACATGTCATGTAAATGCAGCTCTGCTTGCTTATTTGTGTATTTAGACAAGTTAATTATCCAACTTAACTGTGGAGCATAATGTCTATTCAAAAATAAATAATTTTCTGCAAAGTAAATTATTGTATCAATATCTAATTCTGGGTGTTCTTGTTTGGTATTATAGACATAGGTATTAAACCCAGAGAGAAATCTCTGCATTGGATCTCTAAGTATTACATCAATGATTGGAATCTTTTTGATTTGCTCATTGAGCAATGCTTTATAGCCTTGTTGTCTAAAATGTTCTGTAAGACTAAAGCTACCATTTTTATAAATAGGATAGACAAACCGTTGCAAGGGCAATATTTCTATTACCTCACAACGGTTTGGGAAGATTATCTCATCTATCCTCGACAACACAACTATTACTTCTTATGAAGTCTTTTGACGGTTACGGATCATCGCTAGGATGTCTTCGGCACGTGCTGTTCCGCCTGCTGGAGGTGTTGCAACTGGTGCTGTAGGAGCCGCTGGTGCAGCCTCTGTAACTGGTGCTGGTGCTGCCGGAGTATCAAACTCTTCATCAGCCACTGCTGGTGTTGCTGTTTGTGCTACGGGTGTAGCTGATTCAGCTGAGACGATGGTTACGCCTCTTGGTTTGTAATAATTACCCCAACGATCTGCATCATATGCTTGACCATCTACTGAAGCCTCAAACATTTCTTTCATAACTTTAAGTTCAACTTCGCTAGGTTTCTTAGGTAAGAAATCTTTCAAGTTGTATAAGCCATGAGTTTCAATTGCCGCAGCTTCTTCTGCTGTTAGTGCAGATTCTTTGCGTGACCATTTACTAGTTGAGTAGTCAGCATAACCACCTTTTGATGTTTTAGTAACTGTAAAGTCTAATCCACCTTGGTAGTCTGTTGGTAAGTTTTCTAACTCTGGATCAAGTAGTGCTGATTTGATCAAGTTAAAAATCTGTGGACTAATAATAAATCTACGAATTGGATTTTCTGGTGTCTTATCGTCTGTGATAGGATTCTCACGCACAAAACCTTGGAACAAGTATGATCTTTTCTTCCAATATTTACGACCCATTTCTTCTAAACTTTGGTCCTTAAACC